GCCAGTTCTGCATCGCTGAGGTCGGCAGCGGCGGGGAGGTTGTTGATGTCGATCATGGTAGGCTCCTGTTAAGATGGGCTATTGCCCGTTGCGATGATTGTTTATCTCATATGTGTTGACCGAAGTCAACTGGCATTTGACAAATATTTATAAAAAAATGGTCTGGGGTCGTAACCCTAGACCGTTGGTAAGATCCACGCCCTTTTTTGGGCTTAACGATCCTCTGATGGAAGATCGAGTGCGTCAAGCTCTGCGCGTATGGATTTCTCAATACGATCGAGCTCTGATTGGGCTTCTTTGTAGCCCGTCCTTTCCGATACTGCATGCAAAAACCTATCTTGATACTGAATGGGAAGATCCCGGATGAATGACGATAGAAACGAGGTTTGATAGCCCAACATGTAGCTATCTTTATGTTTAACAGCCTCTGGGCCGTGTGCCTCTAACTGGGCAGTAACGTGATCACGGAGGCGGTCAAAGGCAACATCAATTGCAATACTCATTTGGTTTCTCCATCATTTGAGTGTTCGGGTAAAATTGGAACAAGTGGTTCATCTTCGACGTATTGGGTTACTTCTTTATGTAACAACCTTTCGACTGCCTCGTTAGGGGTCCATCCTGATCCGACAAAGTTCCAGAATGCTTCATATGGACCGCGAACGGCCATCCAAATTTGGCTGTTTTTTTGTTTATAGACAGTAAAGTAATCGGATGTTGGTACCATGCGGGGAGGGAGATCAAGTTTAGGCATGTTGTTTCCTTAAATGATTGAGCCGTTCCAGTAGGCAGATGAGAAAGCCAATACTGCCGATCGCAGTACACGATTGCCTGATTTAATTGGGCCGTCAAATACTAAACTAAACAAACGGCCACGCTCATAGTCCCAAAGGTCGTTAGAATCATGTGGGCAAAAGTCATAGTCAAATGGTTTACCAGCTTTGACCTCTTTGAAACCACGGACAAAATATTTGCTACGCATGATGGTTTCGCATTTGACGTTACGGGTTTCGACCTGTTTCATATCAACCTCCATTCTTGCGGTAGTCGTCATTGCAGGCATGTACGATGCTAAAATCTCGGCTGTCGTAAATCTGTTTGCCCAGTTCGTGATGCTTTTCCGTGACAAAATCGCAGATAATGTCGCCTTCTTCGGTGTAAAGTTTGCCTTTAAATTTTGCATTCCGATTGATGAACAACTCGCCGTCGATAACTTCGTAAGATATATCGGCAGAAACTTCCGCGAAACCGAAGGTGGTATCAATTGCAAAGTCGTATGTGAAATTGTATGACATGTTAGCCTCCATTTGGTGGGTTGCCCCGTTTGATGACCCTTTATCCCACATATGTTGACGGCTGTCAACTTATTTTTGACTTTTTATCCCATTTCATCAGCATAGAAAAAACACCGTGTCTGCAACCACTTAGGTCGTTTACAACCACCCAGCCAGCTTTTTCGTGCAAAAAAATTTGATTGTGACAAACATATTTCAGCCATCCGCAGTCCCCGTGTAAAGCGTCTTGCGGGGGTATCAAATGAGCCACCATCTGGGCTATAGTGGGACACTTCACACTAACCTTGGAGGCTGCCGTGTCAGACGAAAACGATCGTTTCATTACATTTTCCCCATATGGACCCGACCAGCTGACCGTTCTTGGCGTATTATACGCTGGACCGCAAGACACTGGCTATGTTTTGGTTAAGGAAGCCTTCGACGACATCGACATGCAAACCGCTTCGTCCCTTCTCGGGCAGTGGCTTGAGGATCTGCATGAAGAGCTGGATGGTTTCCAAAGCGCTCTTGAGGATGACGATGAAGAAGAAACCGACGAAGACATTGAAAAGTACTACGATTTTAGTGACATCGAGGAAGACGATGACTGGAAAATCTATGCCACAGTCTGGAACAATGGCGACACCACCTCAGTAGATTTTGATGATTCGTTCCATGCAAATCTGGACCCTGATTCCCGAATTGCAATGTTGACCGACATCGCCACCGCTGCTATGGCGGCTATAGAGGCGATTCGGGCGGGGTATGATGGGAACTAATGACAAAGCGATGCTCGGCACCTCTGGTTATGAGCGTGTCGAGCATGACCTATACGAAACACCGGCATGGTGCACAGATGTTTTATTGCGTCACGTTGTGTTTAAGAAGATCATATTTGAGCCTGCGGCTGGGCGTGGTGCTATTGCTAAAGTATTAAACAAAAGCGGTTATAACACGGTGTGTCATGACCTTGTTTTGCGTGACTATGAACCATGCGCCGTCATGGACTTTTTCAATACAAAGTCTGTCAATCCGAGCATGGATATTATCACAAACCCACCATATGAGATTGCGGAGCAGTTCGTTAGACATGCCTTGTCTGTCACTGGGATGGGGCAAAAGGTTGCTATGCTTTTACGCAATGAGTGGGATTGTGCTCACACTCGCACTGATTTGTTTAAGGATAGCAATTTTAAACTCAAGATTGTGCTAACCCGGCGACCTCGATGGGTAAAAGAAAGCACTGGTGCTCCTCGGCATAATTACGCTTGGTATATTTGGGATCACAACTGGTTTGCACCGCCAGAGCTGATCTATGATCGATAAAAATAAAATATTTCTTGACGGCTGAATAAAATCATTTATGTGGGAAGTGTAGTCAACACTCACATGAGGTTTTATCTATGCATAACAGCGATCTTGCAGAACAACTTTCTTACTTAAATCAACGACTTAACGCACTTGCTAGTCAGATTAGCAACATCAAGTCGTCGAAAGCTACGGTTCGTCATCGTCATGTTGACATCCACGATGGGGAACAACCATCGGCACGGAATACTGTGAAAACTGAGCAGTTGCCTTTGTCGTTTGATGCGCCTTCACGTGGTCGTGGTCGTCCTACCGGTCCTACCAAGCTTTATTCATTGAACGCTGCGTACAAGATCTTCTTGGAGCGGGGCATCATCGTAAAACGTGGTCGTGGCCGTCCGAGGAAGGCATCGTAATATGGCAGCACCTATCACCTACAATGAAGAGGATAGGTACTACCGAAGAGCAGAGATGGTCAAACTTCGGAAGATCGGTTGGAACTACTCCAAGATCGGAAAGAAGTTTGGCATCTCGAAGAATAGTGCCAGAGTTATCATTCTAAGGGCAACAAACAATGAGGACGTTAAATATGACGAAACTAACCCAAGCCCGTATCAACGCGCTAGAAATCGAGAATGCAGAGCTGAGGCGGGGTCAACCGTCTTTGCGTGATCAGTTTGCAATGGCAGCACTGACTGGTTTGTTAGCTAACTCAAAGTTGGCTAATAAATTTGTAGATGAGCATGGCTGCAAAAAAGGCATGTGGGAACATCATGCATATGCATTTGCTGATGGGATGATGGAGGAACGTGATGCCGAGAATTGGGTTGTCCGAACTTGAACGCATGAAAATGGCCAAGGCTGGTGCTGATAGCATCCCATGCCAACACGGATGGAGACCAATCGACACCGCACCAACCGAAGGTGAGGCACTTGTTTGGGATGGCAAAGAAGTTTGGTTTGTCGAAATTGGCCCCAATAAATTTTGGCCAAAACAAAACGGATGTGGTTGTTGTTCGGAACCTATACATGCAATCCTTTGGCAGCCATCACCGCATCCACCATTGAAGGAAACAAAATGACTGACAATGTAATCAACTTCAAATTTGGCCGTAACACCTCAGCTGGTAAGTACGGTAACCTTGCCGACATTGTGCGTGAATGCGCCGATGGTGATCACTGCAAGGATGCTACAGGCTTTATCCTGCTGTTTGACTGCCCCGATGGTGTCAAAGGCACTGCGGTCAATGTGACCAATGGTGACATGCTGTGGCTGGCTGAGAACCTCCGCATGATGGCTGTGACTAAAGACTTCGGCTGATGGAGGAGTTTGTATGGCTTCTCATTGCTTTAGCGTTTCTTTTTATGGTATCATACAAGCTGTAAGGTGATTTATGTGTGTGCATGCACAAGCGGGTCTAACGCCCAGCACTGATCGGATGGTTGGGCATATGTTGGACGACAACGAACTATTATTGCGAGACAACAAAACGGCCAAGGTTATCCTTAACGAGAGGCTGTATGCTAAAGACGTTTACGATCCAGAGATGATTGCGCTGGCTCGGAAACTTTGCGAAGCTAATAGCGATCACCCAGAGTTCTACTTGCGCTATATGCCAATGGTGCAACAGATCAAATGGGGCAACTTAAAGCTAACAGATACACACTAACATATAACCAAATGGAGCTAAACATGACGAACGAAGAAATCATCAAAGCATTGGTAATGAACAACCCGGATCTGGTCGAGGAGCTCGTGCGGTCTCAGCTGGAACGGCAGATAGAATACACTCAAAAAGACATGGCAAACATTACCAATGACATTCCTGTCTATGCATTCAGCTTGAACCCGTATGAAGATTACATGTTGCTTGCCGAACGTCTCAAGGCGTTTGAAGAAGTGCTGGAATACTTCATACCTATCCAAGACTAACAACCAAACGAGGCCTAACATGGACATTGTTGAACTGCTAGAAAATTTAAATGTTGAATGGCACCAAGAGCCGATCATTAATTTAGCCGCTGACGAGATTGAGCGTCTGCGGGAAGCGTTGCAAAGTATTGCGGACATAAAACGTGAACATATACCCGCGCCAACAACACCCGCCGAAGCAAACTTATGGGGAATCATTGAAGGTTGTGTGCGGGTTGCTGAAAAAGCATTGGGGGAGAAAGAGTGATGGGCATTGTTGAACGATTGCGGAAACAACTTGTAGTTACTTTTGGGGGAACTGACGAAATGGGAGTAGTGACAGATCCAATATGCCAAGAGGCCGCTGACGAAATTGAACGGCTGCGGGAAGCGTTGCAGGAAATTGTTAAGCGTGACGCATGTGCAAATAAATATGGCCAAAAAGAAATGAGTGCGTTGGGATGGATTGCGTACAATGCACTAAGGGAGAAAGAGTGATGACAAAATCAAAAGACAAATTATCTATGCCTTTGTGGCCACCAATTTTTGGAGGTTGGCCTGCTAATCCAGAGACTACTCTTGATATAAAAAAAATTTTAGCAATGGAAAATATGGAATATCATATGTCTGAAATGCAACAGGAATTGATTGAAAAGAAAAACCACAAATCAGTTCATGTGGTTAAAATGTTTTCTTTAAAAAAGGATAACGAGTGATGGCAGTAATATCTAAAGAGTTTATGTCTATTTTAAATGGCGCACTAAGAGAAGATTTAGAAAAAGCATACGACAAAATTGAAAAGGATATTGATATGGCTGACATCGTTGAACGGTTGCGTCGTTGGTCGCCTGAAGAAAGCACACATGAATTGCTTGAAGATGCCGCCACCGAGATTGAACGGCTGCGGGAGCGTGTGGCGGCTTTAGAAGCAACTTTAGAAGGTGCATTAGACAGCTGCAAAATTTGGGAGCGTATACTAACCAAAGCACTAGGGGAGAAAGAGTGATGGACATTGTTAAATGGTTGCGCGGACATTCGCCTACTTTACGGATTGCAATGAGGCTTGATGAAGCCGCTGACGAGATTGAACGGCTGCGGAAAGCATTAGAAGAGGTCAGTGGCTATGTTGCACGAGCTGAATGGTTTTACATGACTGAAGAAACAAAGGCTGTTGTTGAGCAGGTTTTTGGAGAGGTAAAACCTAGCAAATGGAAATGCCCTATGGGGTATGCTTCATGTAAAGAGAGCTGCGGCAATTATGGATGCTGAAATTAAACAGGAGCAAACAATGGATAAAGAAGACCTTTATAAGCTGGTCAATCCCGTAAGAATGCTGATCTGCAATAAAATGTATGACCACGCTTACAAAAAAATATTGGAACTGGCCAATATAAACATCCATATCACGGTCAATGATGATGGATACAATGAATGGTTAAAGGAAAAAGAGTGATGGAAGATTTGATTGAATTTATCGGCACTTTTTGGCTGTTGTTTATGGCTGGCAGCGTGATGCTTATTATGGCCGCTTGGATGTGGGAAGCGCTGCGTGACACATTTGATGGGATGCTGTGATGGTCGGTGCAACGGATCTTGAAAAGGCGCACATGCAAATCCGGTGGCTGAAGCGCGATTTACGGCAAATATGCGTCAAAGCGTGGTTCACAAGCCCTAAGCTAAAGAAAGCGCAAGAAAATGTGCCAAACTATTTTATTGATGAGCATGGTTTGACAGAGAAAGCTATCACTGAGGCTTATTTTTTAGGCCGACAAGATGGGCGGTTAACTATGGCACAAGCTATTGTGAAACGGCTCGGTCCAGAGGAGGATGAAGATGGCGAATCAATTTGACTGGGACGGCAAAGGTGAACGGCCCAAGTATGAATACAAGATGTCTGAAGAAGCGTTGAGCATGAATCGTAATGCTACCCCAGAAGAGAAAGAGCTGTTTTTGCGGTTGCAGAAGATCATATACGAAGGAACTTGCATGATTGAGGACAATTTAATCAAACAGGAGAAGAAACATGGAAATTTTACAGATCATTGATCAGCCAGATGGCGGTGCCATTTTGGAGATTGAGTTGACGAAAGAAGAGCGTGACGCGCTCATTGAGTATGCGCTGATTGAGGCGTTCAAGCGCTTGGTTGGGATTGATACCAAGTGATTCGATTAGTAAAGTAGGCAATAGAAAGCCCGGCGAGTAATCTCTAACCGGGCTTACTGAACCAAACTGTTTGTCTTGGCGGGTAAACAGGTTCAGCACAAGAGTTGTAACGCGAACAGTCGCGGACATCAAGTGCAAACGTCTCCTGCCATGTGAATAGTCGTATCGGGAGGTAGTCCGGCAAAAGCCGATCGAGCTGCCACTGGTACGGTCCAAAATGGTTCAGTGATGAGGTTTGCCATGAACCTACACCACATGGCTAAGACGCTGCCGTTTTTCACCCTCCGGCGGTCCCGATGGCTAAACAGCTTAGGGAGCAACACAGGTCTACATACCCCTCAGATTAGCTGCCTCAAGCGGCTAGGGAGGCGCTCTGGCCAAGCGATAGGCGGCATAACCGTCACGGCACCTGTGCTATACAGCGTCATGTGTTTCCCTCAAGACCGTTATCCTGCTCATCGTCCACAGATGGGAGGGAGGGTAGACGGAGGGCGGAGCTGTGCAAAACGTCCGGCCAGACAGACAAAACGGCCAAATCGGTGTAAAATGTTCAGCATGTTAGACAATTCGAGCTTAAAGGGACCAAATGTTTAAGTTCATTAAACGGCAATGGCTACGGCTCAAACAATCTTGGAACGCCTTCAAACGTGAATGGCGCTTCAATCATGTCGATAGCACTGACCATCTCAAACAAGACAAGTCTTTTGTCATCATGGGACTGGGTGCCCTTCGTGGGCGGTTTTACGATCCAAGCTTTGTGCATGACGAGTTTGAGTTGTACCCGCCATATCGTGGGCAAGCACTAAATCGGCTCAATGGGCATGCATTTACGCTAAAGCATGCTTATTTTGACGACAAAACGGGCAATATTCGGTACTATGAGAAGCCACAAAAGATCGACGGATGGACTGCGGTGGATATGGAATGGTTTAAAGATTACGAAGACATCGGCAAAAATGTTTCACGTGAAACAAATGGAGAACGCTAAATGATCAACAAACGTCAATTTCTGCTTGGAGCGGGGTCAGTACTGGCCGCGTCAACTTTGCCTGCCTTAGCCCATAAGAATGCGGATGGAGTGGCACTGAAAGCCATAGAGCACCCAAAGCCATTCTTTGAGGTGCTTTACCTGCCATTAGAGAAAGCTACACGCTTCTGTGACACACCATGTGCGTTATATTGGGAACTCTCAAATGGTAATAAGGCAGGAACTCGTACATTTTTTGGCCGGTTTAACTACATATTCAATGATGACGGGACCAATCAAGTCGGTTGGAAGCTCAATGTGGATGAAAAGGTTTCATTCGCTGCCCAACAGCTAAATACCGCCACTGAAGAGCAAAAAGAGTATGTTAAGAAAGATTACCAAGTAAACGGCATGACTGTCGCTGAAATGCCAGAGGCAATGCTAAGGAACCATTTACGCATGCTTGACGAACATGGACCAATGAATGCCAAAGACATTGAGTATTGGATTGAGTGGGAAAAGAACAAAGATAATGTTTGGGGGGCCAAATGACACATCCACTCGGTATTCCACGCATAACGCTTGCAGATCATGCGAGACGGCAAGAAGCCAGACTAACGCTAGAGAAGTGGGATGAGATCCGCAAACGTGAGGCACGTGAGAAGGAATATCTGACAACCACACGCCCAGCGTTCAATCATGGGCTTTACGGCAAAGATTATGGACATAGGCGCAAAGATGACTAAGAAACCGCTAGGCAGACCAAGTTCATTCACGCAGGAGATTGCTGACGAGATCTGTGTGAGAATCTCTGGAGGCGAATCATTGCGGTCGATCGTGCTCGGTTCGCATATGCCGGATCGTGCGACTGTGTTTAGATGGCTTGTCGCGCATCAAAACTTCCGCGACCAATACGCACGTGCGCGTGAAGCTCATGCTGATTCGCTGGTCGATGATATGCTTGCAATTGCTGATGCTGAGTATGAAAGCAACGAGGCAATCACGGCTGCTCGGCTCAAAATTGACACGCGCAAATGGTTGGCTGGCCGCATGTCGCCGAAGAAATACTCTGAGCAAAAGATGGCTCTCACTGGTCCGTCTGGTGATGGCCCGGTGCAGATCAACATGCAAGTCATTGATCCTGCTACATTAGCGCCCGAAGCAATGGTGCAGATACAAGAGGCTTTGACACTGGCAATAGAGGCCCAAGAAGCGCCAGATGACGAAGAGTAAGCAAAATGTTTCACGTGAAACAATTCCAACGGGTGTTCTTCTACCGGGTATTGAGCGGATTACGGGTAGCGCTGCACCTATTGACGCAAAGGAAACGCTGAGGCAGTTCCGAGCATTCCAGCTGCAAGACAATCTTTACAGCTTCATGCGCTACTTCTGGCCGGTGGTTGATTCGGCTGAGTTCGTGGAAGGCGGCTTTGCCATCCAAGCGGTGTGTGAGCATCTGACCTCGATGGTCGATGGCACTGGCATCCGCAATCTGATCATCAACATTCCGCCGCGTTTCTCTAAGTCATTGATTTGTATGACGTTCTTTCCTGCATGGGTGTGGGCGCAACGTGAGATCACGCCGACATCGGGGCCGGGCGTTCAGTTCCTGTGTGCGTCTTACGGTTTGAACCTATCATTGCAGGACAGCGTGAAGTGCCGCCGATTGATTTCTTCTAAGCAATACAATGACTTATACCCACATGTTAAACTAACAGGTGATGTTAACGCCAAGCAGCGGTTTGAGAACTCGCTCGGTGGATCTCGCATTGCAACATCGGTGGGCGCATCGACAACGGGTTTCGGTGGTGACTTCCTGCTGCTCGATGACCCGAACAATGCGCTTGAGGCGAACTCGGACGCGGTGCTTGAGACGACAACCGACTGGTTCGACAATGCATGGTCAACCCGTCTGAACAATCCGAAGACTGGCTGCCGTGTGGTGATCCAGCAGCGTCTCAGTGAGCGAGACATCACTGGCCACATCCTGTCGCGTGACGTAGGTGACTGGTGCCATTTGGTGCTGCCTATGCGGTTTGAGCCAGAGCGCAAGTATATGACCGTCATCGGCTGGGAAGATCCACGCACGATTGAGGGTGAGCTGCTGTGGGAAGATCGCTTCGGTGAGGATGAAGTGCGGTTGTTAGAAGCCACGCTTCTCACTGGAGCGGCTGGTCAGCTGCAACAGCGCCCTACACCTGCCGGTGGTGGTGTCATTAAGCGTGAGTGGTTCCAGCCTTGGCTAGAGGAGAAATACCCTCCATTCTCGATCGTCATCATGTCGGTGGATACGGCATACACGACAAAGCAGGAGAACGACTTCAGCGCCATCACGGTCTGGGGCATCTTTGAGGAGCCATCGGGCGTGTCGGCTATCCAAGGCCCGGGCGGTCGCGTGAGCACCAGCTTCGCACGTGTTGAGACTGAGGACATCCCACGGATCATGATGGTGCATGCATGGCGGGGCAAGGTCGAGTTCCACGAGTTGACCGAGATGGTGGCCAAGATGGCCAGAGACCACAAAGTGGACATCATCCTGAACGAAAACAAGGCGGCAGGGCATTCGTTGGAGCAGGAGCTGCGGCGCGTATATGCCCACGAGGATTGGCAGGTGAGGCTTGAGAACCCCGGCGCAATGGACAAGGTAGCCAGAGCCTATGCGATCCAGCATTTGCTTGCTGACGGGCTTATATATGCGCCGTGCCTCGATGAAGCTGGTATGCAGTTCCGTGTCTGGGCGGACATGGTGATCACTGAATGTGAAAGCTTTCCTAAAGGCAAGAACGACGACCTCGTGGATACGCTGGTGCAGGCACTGACATTCATGCGTAAAACGGGCATGATTACACGTGCGGTGGAGAAAGCGGCAGAAGTGAGCGCCAGCAAGGTCTTCCGTGGTAATAACGACCACAAACCACTATACCCAATCTAGGGAAAGTAGTGTAATAGTATTGATTAAGTATATTTGAAGGATAAGCCATGCCTATTACGCCCGGACTTAGCGGCAACATACGTATGCCCGGCGACGAATCCAAGGCCGTCAATGTTGACGGTGTTGATGTCGTCATTGAGCAGGAAGGCCCGAAAGGCGATACGCCTGAACTGGACGCTGACGGCAACGTGCTCCGCATTGATCACGGCGATGGCTCTATCTCTGTCTCACTCGACGGGAAACCGATTGAGGAGGCCAAGAAGCGCAAGAAGGATACCGGCTGGTTCGCCAACCTCGCCGATGAAATCAATGACATGGAGCTGTCCCGCATTGCCGAGGAACTGCTGCGTGGCATTAAGCAGGACATGGACAGCCGCAAGGAATGGATTGAGGAACGGGCACAGGGTCTGCGCCTGCTCGGCCTGAAGGTCGAGATCCCCGGCTTGCAAGGCAGTGCTGACGGTGCACCGATTGAGGGCATGAGCAAGGTTCGTGACCCTCTGCTGTTGGAGGCTGTGCTGCGGTTCCAAGCCAATGCTCGGTCTGAGCTGCTGCCTACCGATGGGCCGATGAAGGTCCGCATTGATGGGAACGGACTGAGCCCAGACAATGACGATCTAGCCGAGGCGCTAGAGAAGGACATGAACCATTACCTCACGGTGACGGCCACCGAGTATTACCCAGACACCGACCGCATGCTGTTCTTGTATGGCTTTGGCGGCACTGGCGTAAAGAAAGTTTACTTTTGTCCGTTACGAAATCGTCCTGTCAGCGAATCAATTGATGCCGAAGACTTCATCGTCAACAACACGGCAACGGATCTGGCCAATGCCAAGCGAATCACTCAGCGCGTGATGATGCGGCCCAGTGTGGTTAAGCGCATGCAAATCATTGGGGCGTACCGAGATGTGCAACTGTCGCAACCTATGCAAACCACGCCCGATTCGGCCCAGCTTGAGAAAGCCAACATCCAAGGTGTGCAACCTGAAACATTCCAAGCCGAAGATCGTGATCGGGAGATCTATGAGATCTGCTGCGAACTCGACATCAAGGGCTTTGAGCATAAGATTGATGGAGAGATTACAGGCCTCGAAATCCCTTATTGTGTTACCATTGACGTATCGTCGAAACAGGTTTTGGCCATTCGGCGCAATTACAATGAGGATGATCAGGAGCTCCCCGAGGCGCGGCGTATGTATGTCAAGTTCCCCTTTGTCCCCGGACTAGGGTTCTACGACATCGGCCTTCTGCACATGCTCGGCAACACCACCAATGCCATTACGGCGGGTCTGCGTGAGCTGCTCGATGCTGGTATGTATGCCAACTTCCCCGGCTTCCTGTATTCCGATGTGGGATCACGCCAGAATAGCAACATCTTCCGTGTGCCTCCGGGCGGCGGTGCCCAGATCAAGACGGGCGGCCAAGCGATCGGCGATGTGGTGATGCCATTGCCATACAAGGAGCCAAGCGCCACGCTCATGACCTTGATTGATGCTATGCGTCAAACAGGGCAGCGTGTCGGTGGCACAGCTGAGTTGCCGGTGGGTGAAGGCAAACAGGACGCACCCGTTGGAACGACTATTGCGTTGATCGAGCAGGCCACCAAGGTGATGAACTCGGTGCACAAGCGCATGCATGCTGCACAGGCCGAAGAGTTTCAGCTGTTGGTTGATTGTTTCCGTGAGCACCCCGAATCATTCTGGCAGCGCAACAAGAAGCCAGCCATGCCGTGGGATGAGCAGTTGTTCTTGCGTTGCCTTGAGGACTACCATCTGGTGCCGCAGGCTGATCCGAACACAGCAAGCCACATGCAAAGAATGATGAAAATCAATGCTTTATCGCAACTTGCTCAACAAGCACCTCAATTCATTAACATGGTTGAAGTGGTCAAGGCCGAGTTGAAAGGTATGGGTTGGGATAACTACCAGCGGTTCATGACACCGCCCGGACCTCCGCCGCCAGATCCGAAGGAAGAGCTGGTGAAGGCTCAGGCACAGGCCACGATGATGAATGCTCGTGCGAAGGCTGCTGAGGCTGCCCACAAACTCTCTGGGCCGCCTAATACGCATATGAACGCAGCTGAGATGCTAGACGCTCAATCGCGCCACATGGATGCCGAGACAAAGCACAAAGAGATGCAGATCAAGGCAGCGGCAGAACAGCTGGAAGCACAGAACCGTGCCAAGGACCGTGAAAGCCGTGAGATGCTGGCAGCTGCACAGTTGGCTAAGGAGATAGCCCAGCACCCCGATACAATGGCTCTGGTGCAGCGTTTTGTGTCGCCTGAGATGCTCCAGAAACTTCAACAGCCGGGTTAAGATATGGCCGACGATACAGTAGACTTAGCAAAGCAAATCTTATCTAACCCGCAAGCATTGCCTACACCTGCGCCTACACCTGCCCAAATGCCGCAGCCTAATGCGGGTAAGCGTCCTCAATTTCAAATACAACCTCAAGGTGGCAGCATATCTGGTCCTGTTCGGCCATTTCCTACGGTAGATCCCCAAAAGATAAACATGAACAGTTTGGGGTTCGCATTTGATGACGCGATCGCACACCACAAATCTTTGGACCGGGCTGATCGTGTTGCTAACAGCAACGCAGCCAAAGCCATAATGAAAAAGTATAAGATTTCCAGCTTGTTAGGCAAAAACGAAAAACTTCTTAAAAGCGAAAAAGGCTACAAAGGAGAAGAGCCGGTTAAGCTTCCTGATGGGCGTGGCATTGAAACAACGGGGCTGCCGTTGGCTCCCGCATTTGAAATGGGCGGCTTTAATACATGCCCCAACCATGCATCATGCAAAGATTCTTGCTTAGGTAAAACATCCGGCAACTACTTCAAAGTCGGCGGAGGCATGGACCTTTCCGCGTTTGAAGGCCCGAGACTTAACAGCTTGAACAAAACTTTGTTTATGATGAACCACGCAGGTGCATTTGCCACTCGATTATACGATGAAATTGCTGCGGCGCGGCATGAAGCGGAAAACAATGGCAACCATTTAGGTGTTCGGCTTAATACTTTGTCGGACATTCATCCCCGCATCCATCAGTCAATTATCAAGTCTTTCCCTGACGTTTCATTTTATGACTACACCAAAATGAAGTATGAGCCGGTGGCTAGTAACCATCATTATACCTATTCATCAACTGGAGTATCTGACCCAGAAGTGCACAACCCGCACACAAATTGGCATCAAATGCGCCGCCGGTTAGACAATGGTGACAATGTGGCTATGGCATTTACTGATAAAGAGCATTTGCCAGAAACGGTCCATGATCAAGAGACAGGCAAAACATACCGTGTTATCAACGGTGACATGCATGACTTTAGACCTTTAGATACATATGGGAAGTCTGAGGGCGAAGAAGGTGTTATTGTTGGTTTGAAAAACAAAAAAGGTTTTGGTAAGGTAGGAGAGGCACATAAAGATTCAAAAGGTTTTTTTGTTAAATATGACCCGGGTCGGACAAAAACCCCCAAGGGAACATATGAACGTGAAGAATCAACTGAACTTGGGCCGTCTGGAAAACCTAAACTGGGGGCCACCAAGGCAACCAATAAGCAAGTGGTTATTGCCCCGCAGATGAGAAAACAAACACCTGACTTGAACAATAACAACCAAGTGGAGAAATCAAATGAAACCGGCGCTTAGTAAAGAAGCATTTTACGCTCAGTTTCCCAAAAATGAAGAGCAAGTTATGGCAGCGGAGGGGTATGAGCGCCCCGATTGGCATACGCTTATGTCTGGCGTTCCAGAAGATCATGCTGGCAAACCATTTCATTTTAAACGCGGTGGCTCTGTAGGATCTTATAGCAATCACCCAGCTGCTAGCATCCCCGGCATTCACATTGTTGGGCATCTGCCGATCTTTCATGGGAAACCGTGATGGACGATCAAAGCCAACAAAACCTCACAGCTTATCATGGGTCGCCCCATGACTTTGACCAGTTCCAAACAAGCCAGATAGGCACTGGTGAAGGCGCTCAATCGTTTGGGCATGGGCTATACTTTGCTCAAAATGAAGGCGTTGCAAAGAGTTACCGGGACAAGTTGGCTGGTCAAGACACGTATTTGATTGACCATATATTAGAACATGCGCCTGAGATGAAGAGTGTAGACCGCGACACACAAATGGATCTGCATAAATGGGCAACGGATGAAAAGCATGATCCCCATGCCGCTGCAAAATGGGCTCAGGCTGGCAATTCAAGGTTGCGTCAGTTTGACCCTACCCGTATTGCAAACGTCCTGTCTTCATACAGAAACGCCGCACGAGGCCACATGTATGAGGTCGGCATTAACGCGCACCCAAATGATTTTTTGGATTGGGACGAGTTCAGAGTTAACCAGCCGAACAAAGTTAACCGGGCTGTTAGCAAGTTGATTGAGGATAAAATCAACAGAGAAAACCCATCGCATGAGCAAAAGTATAAGTATGTTTCGGGTGCTTTGAAGGGCCGAGAGATCTACCAGCTTATCCATGAAGATCCCAAGGAAGCGGCTAGGTTGCTGCATGAGCATGGTGTCAAAGGCATCAAGTACTTAGACGAACTGTCTCGGTATAAAGATGACGATGATGAAGACAAAACATACAACTACGTTGTCTTCAATGACAAAGATGTGCACGTAAAGCGCAAATATGCTAACGGCGGGGAAGTTGACGCAGGCCATCGTGTGCATTTCCCATCCCTAAGCGCAGTATATGATTGACTGGGTCGGTGACCGGCATTTTAAGTATGGCATCAACCAACTTAGGAAGCCAACATGTTTATCAAAGACCTAATCAAGTACATCAAAGACAACTGCATCTATACGGAGGCTCAAGGACATAAGCTTGTCATGCGTAATGGCGGCAAGATGACTTGGGCCTTTGATTTGCGGAGGGCAATGCTTGACCCGCATATTCTCAATCAGTTTGCGGTTGAGTTTCTAAAAGCGCATGAAGGCGAAGAATACCAATTAGCGGCGGTAGAAACATCTGGCATCCCGCTCATGACAGCCATCATGCAGAAGGCATGGGAACGAGGCAAAGAAATCAACGGTCTGATTGTCCGCAAGAAGCGCAAAAAGCACTTACAACAGGCTTTAATTGACGGTGAGCCAAATGATTTGCCGGTGATTATCGTTGATGATTCGATGAACAGCGGCTCATCGGTGATCAATGCGGCAGTCAAGTTGCGTGATGCAGGATGCAAGATCAAGCATGCGTTTGTGTTGTTGAATTTCCAATCGTCACATGGGGTAAAGGCGACGATTGAAAACAAGTTACTGGTCAAGAGCCTGTTTAATCTGGATGATTTTAACTTTAACTACCCGCATGAGCATGTGCCCAATACCAAGTATTCGGTCCAATGGACGTTCGCTGCCCCAAAACCAAACCTTCACTTTGCGGTCTGCAAGTCAACGCCTGTTATACACAATGGCAGCATCATGTTTGGGTCTGATTCAGGCATGTTTTGGTGTCTTGAAGCCAATACAGGACGGCTACGGTGGTGTCATGACACGCAGGATACGACAGGCAAGGGCACGGTGTCGTGGCCAATCGTGGTTGATGGGTTGGTATACTTTGGCGCATACAGTGGCCGCCTGACATGCATTCACGTTGATTCGGGTACGGTTATATTTGACCACAAAGTTTGCGACTGGATCGGGGCAAGCCCCTGTTACGCCAACGGCAACATTTACATTGGGCTAGAATACAAAGACAAAGACCGCCCCGGCTCGGTGGCATGCTTTAACGCACATACTGGTCAAAAGGTGTGGGAGCACTTTGTCGGTATCCAGCAGCATTCATCGCCCGTATATGCCGAGGAAACTGGCTATATCGTTACTGGGACAAATGATGGGCGCATTTTGGTGTTGTACCCAGATGATGGGAGAGTGAGAGCCGAACTTAAGATTGGAGCTGCGGTCAAGTATCACCCAGCGGTTAAGGGGAATCTTATCGTTTTTGGCGCATTTGACGGCAAATTGTACGTTTGGGACTTTGTAAACAACATAATATTGTACACATATCAAACAGATGACCTGATATACACAAGACCTCTCATTGTTGGGGACAGAGTATTCTGCGGATCTTCGGACGATCAGCTAATTGTCATGGATTTGGCCACTAAGAGTACTGTTGCAGCCCTTGATATGGGCGAGAAGATACACAGTTCACCTTCCATTATTGACGGAATAGTGTATTTTGGTACGTCAAAGGGCGAAGTGATAGGCATGGACCCAGATACGTTAAGCGTAATGTATCGTTATCAGTTCCCTGAGAGAATGACGAATGCTGTCGTGTCAGATGGCAATTTGCTGTTTGTGCATACTTTTGACAACAAACTTTGGGCGATAACACATGGTTGACCAACGGGTTAATAGGACTTTGAAAGTTGCGGCTGGCATGGGTAAGGGCCGCGACAAGTATATTGGCCACTTGGCGCACGGCGAAGTTGTGTTGCCAATCCCGTTCCAAAAAGCTTACCCCGGCCTTATTCTTGACCTTAAACGTGCATTTGAACGCGCTGGACTAGATTTTAACCGTTACATTGTTGGCCACGAACATAACCGCATCAATGACTTGACCGGCATTCCTATGTTTGATGGGGGTGATGGTGGTGGTGACGGCGGCGGTGACGGCGGCGGTGGCGGCGGCGGCGGCGGCGGCGGGGGTGGTAATGGAAGTAGCGATGGGGGAGGCGGCGATGGAGCAGGCGGCGGACCCGGCGGAGGAGGCGGTGGCGGCGGCAGTGGTGGTGGCGGCAGTGGCGGATCTGGAAGCGGGGCTGGTGGCGGCGATAGCAGTGGTTCGTCTGGTGGTATGGGGCCCGAAGGCGGCGATATGGGTGGCTACGGCGGCGGCGATGTTGGAGGGTCATCTTCTGGGTCGGCATCAGGCTCTTCAAGCGGCTCGTCTGGTTCAGCCGGTATGGGCCCAGAAGGCGGTGATATGGGCGGATATGGCGCTGGGGATGTTGGCAGCGCGGACGCTGGCGGATTTGGCAGTGCAGAGGGTGGCGGCGGTGATGGCGGCCATGAAGGTGGAAGTGATACGCCGCAAACGCCTGATAAGCCCAAAATACCAGATCCAGTTAACCCAATAACACCTACGTTAACCCCTCCTAATATGTCTTATGCCCCGCTTGGGCCTGCAACATTTTCACCGGCAACACCCTCCGTATTGCCATCAGGGGATTTTTCTTCTGGGCCTACGACATTCCAGCAAGCAGGATTTGCTGACGGCGGCATAGTAGATGCAGCATTGAAGAAAGTATCTTCTAAGTATTCCGATACTGGGTTACCATTGAATGCTATGCAAATATTGAGTAAGATAGCCAAATCGGGCTAATCCATTACCGCACCAAGGGCACATTATGTCTCACACCTATTCCAAGGAAGCTAAGGCTTCCCGCGCAAAGAAGATGAAATCTTACAATGCAGCCGAGCCAAAGAAGGTCGATTCTTCTGATTGGACCCCTGCTGAACCCCTTAATGCTGATGTTAAGACCGGTTTGCGTCCTATTTCCAAGCGCAAGTTTAAGCGTGGTGGTAAGGTTGTTCATAAGATTGAAGGCGCTCACAGCAAAATGCGCCATGACCGCAAAGCTCGTAAGAGCGGCGGCAAATCCGGCGAAATGCCCACAGTTGACCGTTTCGTCAACCGCGACATGAACAAAGCCAATGATTACCGTGACGGCAAAAAGCACGTTGGTGGCATGAAGAAGGGTGGCCGCGCTGGCAAAGACGCTGGTGGGGCGACGACAAATCTCATGAACCCTGTCATGGCTGCTGGCAACCGTATCAATGCGATGAACACGGGCGCTAATGTTGGTTTGGGTGGTATTAACCCCGGGCTGCCCACTGGTGCGGCTGGTAAGAGCATTTTGCGGTCTAAGGCACTTGGTTTTAAAAAGGGCGGCGAAGCAAAGCACCCTGACGTTGCCGAAGACAAGAAGCTGATTAAGAAGATGGTCAAGCCGTCTGCAATGAAGCGCGAAGAGCATTGCTGGGGCGGTAAAGCCGAAGGCAAAAAGAACCAAGGTGGTGGTGTATTCTCTGGCAATAGCAAAGAGAAGATCCCCGGCGCTGTCGGTGGCCGCAAAGCCAAGATGGGCGGCGGTGGGTTCCGTAGTGAGTTAACCCAATATGAAAAAGCTCGTCGTCCTGCTGTTGAAGCCGCTGATGATTATTTGATGGATAGCGATAACAACGAAGAAAAGTTACGCAATGCAACCCGGGACTTCGAACGTGCAGCCGATGAAACCGGTTATTCTAACCGCAAGCACGGTGGCCGTTCCAAGCATGCCAAGGGTGGCAAGGTCGGCAAGGGCAAGACCAGCATCAATATTGTGATTGCGCCACATGGTGGGCAGCCGCAGGGGCAACCTCAACCAGCTGGCGGTATGATGCCCCCTCAGCCTGTTCCACAACCTAATAAACCCCCGATGCCGGGTGCACCTATGGGCGGGATGCCGATGGGGATGGACCCCAACCTTGCGTTGCTTGCAGCCAAAGGCGGTGTTGGCCAGCAACAGCCCCCAATGCAGCCTCCTATGGGGCGGAAAACTGGCGGTCGTGTTGCCCGTACTGAGCATGTGATCAATCACGCAGCTGGCGGCGGCCTTGGCCGTCTTGAGAAAATCAAAGCTTACGGCCACAAAGGCAAGTAATACTTTCTAGCCCGTGTAAAACTGATTGTGGGGGTGTGACTTTAACAGGTCATGCCCCCATTTTACTTGCGCCAATACTTGGAGAGGCGCAATGAAACCTTATGATTCGTCAGTAGCACATGAAGTTGCCAAACAGATACATGAGCTGATTGGTAAGATTACTGAGTCAATCACAATGGGTTACATGTCCGAAAGAGAATATGCCCGTGAATGCGGCATTCTTAGCGGTTTAAGGCGTTCCCTCGAAATATTGGATGATGCCGAAGTGTTTGTCCGCAGGGGCAAGCACATATGGGAAATTGAAGAGGAACAAAACCGAAATGCCATATCGTCGTATGAATCATAGTGTCGATCCCAAGAAGGTAATTCTTGATGACATGGGCGACATCTCAAATGTGAAACTGTTTAACAACCAAGTT